TTGTTAGTCGATATAACAGCTGACTCCTGTGCAACGACACTTGTGTCAGCGCTTGAGGCATACGCCTGAGCTGACAATCCTTTTGAGTCCGCTGTAGACACGAGTAAGGCTTGAGACGTATCCTTACTTGATGCTTCTGCAGCAGCGCTCACACCCTTACTATCTGCAGTACTCACCAAGAGCGCCTGCGAGGTGTCTTGGCTTGTTGCTGTAGACTTGTTGGTTGAGTCAACCGCTGACAACTGAGCAACGGCACTTGTATCTGCACTTGAAGCATATGCCTGAGCAGACACACCCTTTGAGTCGGCCGTACTAACCAGTAAAGCCTGAGACGTGTCCTGGCTGGTTGCTGTAGACTTATCTGCAGAGTCGACAGCCGAAAGTGCAGCCACAACACTGGTGTCACTACTATTAGTTACACTACCCGCAACAGACTTAGCAGCCGACTCAGCTGCCGAATCCTGTGCCAGCGCGCTAGTAGTAGCACTAGCCGCTGTTGAGACATTGGTTGAGTCAACAGTTGACAACCTGGTTGTCAGACTTGTGTCAACACTGGTCTGCACAGAAAGTGCACTAACGTCAGCAGCGTCCATACGTGCCACAGCACTTACAGCAGTGCTTGTCATTTCGCTATCCGTCGTAACAGCAGTACCAGCTCCTGGTTTACCTAACATGTATATGAGATGATCTCTGTTAGCCATTTACTACCTCCTTCCTACAAGGTCTTTAACATAGCCTCAAGTTCTGCGGCCTCCCCTGTTGTCAGAACAGAGGGAACAGGCCCAGGTCTCGCAGGGCCTGCACTCACAAAAGCAGGACTTCCTCCTGGAGGAGACCCTTGAGGTAGATTAGCAGGTGGAGTCCCACCTGTAGACCCAGCCAGGATACCCAGGCGCGATCTGGCCTCTTCTGCCGTCTTCTCAAGCAATGTTTTGAGGTCATACTCTGGGTGCTTAGCTGCGGTCTCATTCGTTACAAACGCGATGAAACTGCGATGTTGTGCCAAGTCTGTGTTGATCTTGTAAAACTCCTCAGCAGCGAGACGCATGGTCATTTGCTGATTTACTAAGTTCACTGCCAGGCGAGGAACGCTTAGGAGGGTTTCCTCAATAGTCTTCCTCTTCACCTCATTGAGCAGTGCGTTGAAGGATGCGGCATTTGTGAGGACTTTGTCGTATGTAGCCTCATCAGCCACAAATACTATGTCTGCAGCAGGAACAGGTGCCTCAGGTATGGGCTTACCTTCTGCATCTACCTTCGGAGGCGGTGGGGCTTGTACACCAGCTGCAAGATCATTTAACTGCTTTAACAACTTCTCATTCTGCTCCCTGGCTGCTCTCATCTGCACTTCCCAATCAGGAGGTGGAGCTGCAGCTGATATAGCAGCAGTTTCCAATGGAGCCATCACTGTTGAAACAACAGCGGTCTCTGCAGATGTAACTGCGGCTGATACTGCTGCCGTTTCAGCAACAGAAGCTGCAGACACAGCTGCTGTCTCCGCAGACGTGACTGCCACAGATGGTGCAAACTCCATGGATACAGCCTCAGACACCACTGGTGCATCTGCTACAACAGGAGTAGTAGGTGTGTCAGCAGGAATACCAGTTAACATATCGTCCATTTCCTTTACTTCTTTTTCCTCGTCAGCCATTATCTTCCTCCTCTTTCTCTTCAGTTCTTGCTACCTTCATTTCTGTGAGGTAGTCATCAAGTGATCCAATCACAAAAAGCATGCCGTCTATTCTCCCCTGCATCCGACAAGTATCTACCAGTTTCGCCTGAGGATCAATCATCGTGAGCTCCTCTTTCAAGGCAGCTATTGACTCCCCAGTGTCCTTCACTATCGCCTGCCACACTATGTGTGTTCTGAAGTCTTCGATCATCCTCTCGTTCATGCGGCTCCTCCTACTGGAACAATGTTTCCAGCCTGCTTCTCTGCTATTGCCAACTGGTCAGGTACCATACTCATCTGAGCAGGGGGCATACCTCCCTTTATCACGAACTCATCAACATCCTTAGCTCCCATCAGACGAGCAATGTGCTTAAAAATGCGAGGGAGATCAAAGGCAGCAAGGAGTGGTTGCTGTGTTGCAATCACCTGAAACAACTGTGTCCAGACCATAGCATCACCAGACATCACACTACCATCCTTGATGGTAAGATCATAGTCGACTGACAAATCCCAAGGCATAACCTTTATCTTCCCAGTCTGTATTCTATCTCCATAGTCAGCCTCAAGGGTTTCAGCCCACCTCCCAGTCGTAGTCACCCATAACTCCTTGCTCATCAGCTGCTGCGTGTGAGAGGCAAACATATATCCTATATCATGCATTGCCTGGATGGAGGTGACCCTGGCTGCCTTCGCCAGCCTACTCAGGGCATTGGAGTTTACATCTCTACTCTCAGTAGCTGACACTCTCTCCCCACGTCTGTCAATCACCCCCATCACACTGTCCACGGCAGCAGAGCACTTCTGCATTAGGTCTACCACATAGGCGGAGTCCTGTATATGCTGCTTCGTTACGTCAACAACAGCCAACTGTTGAACAGCACCCTTCACATCACGGCCCCAGGCACTTCTCCTCAGCCTAACCAGTTTGCCTGGCTGTGGGTCCTTCAAGTCATTTATGTTTATCAAAGAGGGATCAACTACGAGCATGTCGTTTATAGCTTTTCTGACGTTGGCTATGTGCGACTGACCATGAATGGCTACCTTCCCATTCCTCCTCGTTACAGTTAAGTGTGTAGAATTCTCAAAACAATAAACCTTACCCTTATACTCCGACTTAAAACAGTTTGCAGGTGCTATATACGGAAAAGTACTAGCAGTACTAATCTGCAGGACATAGAAGGGAAGTCCAGCAGGAGTAGTAGTCTCCCGTACATGAGAGAAATAGCCTAATCTTATGGCAATCTCCTGCATATCATCAACCAACTGCTTACTTTTAGAGCTGTAATTACCAAGGTTCTCATGCCCAGGCATCCAGTACCCATCACCCCACATAGCACGCTCAAACAAGAGATTCAAGTGGAAATCATCCCACTCCATTACAAACCGAGGAATCTTTTTGAACTCACCGGTTGTGCCTCCCTCGTAGCAATTCTCTTTTAACCACCCATACAGTCTCTTATCAGTGATAGCCCAACTGGTAGCATGTTTCTCAACATCCTGACCCACCGTTACATGAAAAGGCATGGCTTCAAAAAGTGAGTCAATATCTTTATAATTCCCTACCTTAGACTGCTTAACTGAAGTACAGTTTCCTCCTGATATAGAACCTTCTGAAAGAAACCAGCCAAGAAAACCGGCAAGAACCATAGGATTTATCTCGGTATCCTTATATCTACGATTGTTTCCTCTGTACCTTTGAGGAGACTTCCCCTCAATAAGCAATGAGGTACTCGGGCGCACCCCCTCCCATCTTACGTTTCCTAAGGTTAGATAGTCAGTATCACCTAAAAGGGCTGCTGGCTTAAACTGCCAGCCATCCCTCTCACCTACCCTCTCGTACCGCCTCTTCACAAACATATTATGATTAGGAGTTACACAAACATCCATCCTTGACGAAACAAAGTTGACCATATATCCGTCATAATCGTACTCAAACCACTGCTTTGGTACCTCAAAAGTAAGCTCTTTTGTGAGAGGATTAACTGTCGCCACCTCATCATCCTGATTAGCGTTCGGGAGAGGTACCCACCCTCTTTTAGTCAGTACCTCTGTCTGATCATCATAACAGTTGAAGAGCCAATCCAGCGTGGTCTGCAACCCATATATCGTCTCCATCCTACTCAATGGTGTAACAGAGTAACCATCAAAATCAGGAGCACATACAACAACAGGATACCTGTTATGATTCAGGCCAAGCTTCTTAGCCCTGATGATAATGCGGTCAGCAGCCAAGGTGAAGAGCCACTTCTCAGGACGCCTCCCCTGTCCCAGCTTCCACTCCTGTGGAATGAGGTTTACATACATATGTATCTTGTCAATAGGAGTAGTAGTTGATGGAGCCATACTTGTGGTGTCACCTGTCTTGCTATACCTCCCACTATTCCCTGTATTAAACAGACTCTTCCCATTTCCAGTACCCTTCAAGTACTGCACGTTGAAGATATCCCCATCACTATCTGCCTCCTCTGTGAGGAGTGCCATGATATTTGAAGGGTCTATCCAGCCATTAAACTCCCCTCTTTGCGGCTCATGTGCAGGCACATTAGGGTCTGGAAGATAGAGGTATGGGTCTATGTTGGACAGCTTATTCCCCTCATAGATGATAGCCTCCTCTTGAATCCTCCTCTTTCCCTCATTCACAAACCTACTGAATATGGAGGAGAAGAAGCCTTGATCTACAAACTTTGTCTTATATCCCCACTCCTTAGTCCAACCAGGACTCACAGCCCCTATTCCATATGCGAAGGAATCACGCCACATAGTGTGAAGGTTGAGGGCAGCCTTCGACCTGGCAACATTCTGATCTACTACCTTCTCCATCAGGATGGCACCTAACACGTCTTCAGGGGAAGTGCCCTCATACTTGAAGATAGGACTATCCAGGAAGGCCGCCACGAAGTATGTCAGCAGGGTCTCCAGTGTAGCGTAGGAGAATGGCACCACTATGGAGATAGGTTTCCTCGAGTCAGCCTTCTTCAGGAGCTCCTCAGCATCATCAGTGCTTATATATGCTGTGAGCGTTTCGTCAACACTCCTCCAACTGGCATACTTCTTGCTAATCTCATTACTGGACTCTCTGGCCCTTTGGAGGATCTTTGTCAGGAGGTCCTGATGAAGAGGAGACCCAGGTCTCAAGTCGAGACCCTCAGGATACTTGTAGCCGAAGTCCTGCGTACTTGAGATAGCAGACTGATTAGGATCTAAATTGTAAGGCATCTGTGTCTCCTCCCCTTTGGCAATTTATTTGCCAAAGTTATAATCTCTTATCCTCTGGAACAATTCCCCTTACACGTGCTGGCACACCGTATACGATCTCGTTGTCAGCCACGTCCTTTGTAACAACTGAGCCAATTCCCACCACTGCATTTTTCCCTATTGTCACCCCAGGAGCCACCATTACACCTATTGCAATCCTGGCACCCTGCTTTATCGTGAAACCTACTGGCACGAAAGCGCCCTTCCTCCTCATATGAACCATCTCAGGGTCGTTTGCACCGATGAAGCCAGGGGCAATGAAGACCTTATCCTCGATGACAACTCCCTTCGTAATATGACACTGCGCATGGATGAGGCAATCACTGCCAACTGAGCAATCCCCCTCAAATACAGTCAGGTGCCCTACTGTGGTTCTGTCACCTATCTTCACCCCTGACCGCATCACTACATAGTGGCCAATGAAACAGTCTTCTCCAATCTCACACCCCTTCTGAATAATGGCCGTAGACTCTATTTTCGTGCCTTTTCCTACCTTGATCTCCTTTGCAACCACTGACATAATCGTGTCCGTCCAGCGGTCCTCCTCCTCAATGAATGTATCTTTCTCCCCAAAGATTATCATGTTATCCTCCCGTATATTGCGATCATCTCCTTCGCCGTGTCTATAATACTAGGTACAGGCTCCTTCTCCCTTGGAGCCACCTTTCCCAACAGGATGGCAGTTAACTCTTCAGCCACCACCCTTTGATCACCCTCATGAATCCAGAAATCACTATACATATTACCTGTATAGGAGATAGACTTCATACCGCAGGCATTAGCCTCCATACACAACCTGTTATGATCTCCATACCTCACAAGGCCTATGAAGTAGTCAACAGAGCAAAAAGCATTTCTCAACTCCTCAGGCCCAAACACAGCTGCTGATGCCACCGTCCTGAAAGCACAGCTATTCCTATTTATCAGAGGGAAAAACCACCTGTGCTGGTCATTAGGTAGGTATAGCACGTGGAGCCAGCTCCCTGGCACCTTCGGATATACCCAAGGCCATGCTATAAACAGGTCAAGTGGCCACTTCACATAATGACAGTTCTCTGCTGAGAACACACTCGGCTTTCCAAGGAACCTACCCCTGCTCTCGATGGGTTTCCAGAAGTCGAGGTCTACACCCATCTTGACATACTCAACACAGGTGTGCTTATCACACATAGACTGCCAGATCGCCTGCTGTCGAGGCCAGAAGGTGACAAGGGCATCTGCGTGTTGGAGCCAATACTGACATAGCATCCAGCTATCACTCGCCCCATACCCTTTATTGGTACCGGCCTCGACAGAGGTTTGGAAGGTATGCTCGACACTTCCGTGTCCGACCCATACCACTTTGCCCTTCGTGTTCTCAGCCACTTTGTCTGGCAGATGAGTGTGAACAACATGAACATCTGCGTCGAGCATCTCATCAAACTTCGACTCGTCTGCGAAATTGCACAACACTGCATCAACACCGAGTGTCTTCTCAGTGAGTGCAAATGACTCAGCCACCCTATACATTCCGCTCTTGTTAAACATTGTCCAGTGACATACTTTCATTACCATCCTCCTGATGCTACTTTAGATTCAAGAACCGACACCCTTACTTCAAGGTCTCCCGTACCCCCTTCCAAACGTGTTACAAGTGAAGCAGCAGTACTATCTAATTCAGACTTCCTCGTCACATGGTAGTACTGGACGGCGGAGTCTTCTATATATGCCTGAGGTGTACGCCCTCCCTCAAGAGGTGCAGTATCAGGATACTGACTTGTACTCTCATACGGATAAGGGCCATAACTGGCATACCATGTATTCTTCAAGGTCATCAGGCACACCTCCAACCACTCATAGGCTCCATTGCCTCGAGTTCTTCGTACTCTTTCTCCACCTCGATGGCATCTTCATCCTTCTCACTGGGAAGGAAGTACCTGTCTCCCGCATCAAGCATCTCTACAACATAGGCAAGAGCATCCATGATGTCCCATCTCTTGCTCCTTGGATAACTTATCAGCTGCAATTCAAGAGGAGCGCAACACGCAGTATTATGGAGGACGTAGCCCATCCTGTAAAAAGGCACCAACCCAGCTATCCTCTCTTCTTTAGAAGCCCTTGCCTTCAACTCCACCAGTTCATAGAACTTTCCCCGCTTGACCATCTCTGTCCTAATCGGGTACATGATGAACTCATTCAAGGAGGTGACCTCGATGCCTATCACACGGGCACCGATCTTGTCTGCCATCTTGAAGGCTTCATCATATAACTGATCAGGATAGAACTTACCATATACTATGTCCCTTACGTAGATGGCAGGAGTTGCCAGGTCAATTCCCACTCCTACAATGGCTGAGTCTGCACTTTCAGGCTTCAATGTCTTTGCAGGATCAAACAAGACCAAGTTCTCCAGCTTCTTCCTAATGTCTGGGAACGTGGCGTCTGTCTCAGTATACTGCCTGAAGTTCTCCTGCTTAAAGCGGGCTGTCTCGGTGCTGATTGGCTTGTTCATGTACTCCCGACAGAAGTTGTCGAGCATACCATGCAACCTATAATTTTCAACCAGCTTCAACACACCTTCATCAGATATGAAGTCAGGCCAGTTACTCTTGTAAGACTCATCACATATACTCAGGGTGATGGTATCCCAATCTGGGTCATCTGCAAGATTTGCCAGCAAGCTGTCTTCGTGAAGTAAAGTACCAATCACGATGATCCTCCAGTCCTTACTAGCCCTATTTATGCTGTTGCAGACATCATCAAAGAACCAGTCCTTGGTCTTCTTCCTCTGCTCCTCTGACTTGACTGACTCTGCATTCTCCAAGTCGTCACAGATGATGAGGTCAGGCCTGTTGTCTCCATACAGGATGCCACGAACCTGCTGGCCACTACCCCTCGGTAGGACAGCTGTGCCTGTTGAAGTGATCCACATCTCCTTACTGAAGTTAGCAGACTTCACAGGCTGAAACATCTTCGTGATCAGGCTGTTAGTCAGCAGCTCCCGCTTCATGTTCTCAGACTGCATCTCCGCCTGCGTTGCTGTTGCACTTATTGGCACTATGAACTTCTTATCCTGGAAGAGGATGTTCTTGGCTGGATAGGCAAGGTTCATGATGCTTGTCTTCCCGAAGCCACGGGGTGCGAGGATTAGCACTTTCTGTGACTTGCCTTTGTCAAGTATGTCAAAGATCTGATCATGCAACTTACTAAATGGTAAGTAGAAGCGGTCTGGGAATATGACCTTGCTGGTTACCTTCGTGGACAAGTAACATTGTGCCATGAGGGATTTTAGGTCGTCCCTGGTATCCTCAATGTTTCCAGCAACATCTTCCATCACTTGCCCCTTGCCTTCTGCACACGAGCCTTACCACCCTTGTGACTACTCCACATACCGTATGCCTTACCCAGTACTGCATCCATGTCCTTACCAGGCTCCTCCGCCTTTATCATCTTTATGGCCCTCCTGATATATGCAGCCCTGGTTTCACCTTTCCTTGGATATGGCATAACTACTCCTTCCGCAGCTCACAACATTCCATCAAGTCTGCCAACGCCCTCTCTGACAGGAGGTATCCGTCCACAGGTGCAGGATCACCTTTGGAGAGCCTCACCACCAGACTGCTCTCCTGGATGATAACCGGCTTTGACACGCAACCTATCAACGATGATAGACAGAGTATCAGTATCATTAGCCATAACAGCCCGGCGTATTGCCTGTACTTTCGCATAGTCCAGTGCCCCAGTTTTAATTGCCTGCTCAAGGCTCATCTCCCCTACTGACGCTATTGACGCCAGCAGGGAGATGATGTCGTCAATGATAATCACTTCTTGTCAGGTAGGAACGCGCCTACCACGCCGGCAAGGGCAATGCCAGCCGCGATAATGGCTATCTGTTGCGTATCGGAAACAGCCACCCCTGCTGCCGTAATCATGAGAATAAGCCCTCTCCACGTTGACGCTTCTTTTAATCTGTTGAGAATAAACGCAAACATAATCTTACCTCCCTTTTATTTACTGCACATATGTATGTAAAGTGGAATCAGCAACGCTATGAATATCCACTTACAAATGACTTCATCCCAGTATGTTCTTCTGTTAAGGCGCATAAATCACCACCGGAGCGGGTTGCTCAACAATCACTGGGGCCGGTTGATTTACTATCGTTGGCACACTTGTTTGATCTATCATCCCGCCTACCATGTTGCCACTACCTGTGATAACTCCCGGCTGCAAGTCACCCATTACCCTAAATTGTCCTGTGCTTTGGCCGCTGATAGACTGGTTATACGTTGTACTATTACCTCCTGCAATGTCACCCACAGCCCGAACTATTCCCCAGGCACCTAACCAAGGAAGACCAGCGCCGAGAAGGTTGAGCCATGGCTGCGCGTAATCCCTCTGGACATACTGATGCAGGGTATCGTTTAAACCAGAAGGCGTTTGAAATACCCTGATTGCCGAAACGTTCCAGAGGACAATCGGCTGCCGGAGATCAGAAGCAAGCATCTCAAATACCGGTTGTGCCTGCACCGCCTTATTCATGGCAATCTTCGCCTCGTAAAACGCCTTCTCCGCCGCCAGTTGATTTGCAGTCATGCACCCCATCAAGGGAAGTAACAGCAGTAACCATAATCTTTTCATTTCGCACCTCCTCTCAGTTTCTTCATAATCCACTTGATTCCCTTGAACGCCCACATCATATAAAATATAGCCGCAAGGACAAGACAAAGCAGCATTAAAAGAAAGTCATTCAACGAGTTCATAATGTGGCCCATCATAAAAGGCTTGATCACTCAAGTCTGTGTCCCCGTCCCAGTCGTAGCCCCACCGCACCTTAATATCCATACTCAAAGCAGTTGCCATTACATACCCAGCGAAGTAGCACATCCTCTTCGTGTCCTTCCAGTTTATAGGATAAGGCATAACATCTACCGCCTTTGAAGGCATTGAGTTATGCTTCCCAAACGGGAACTTTAAGTTACTCTTTCCCTGACTGAAGTACAGGTTCTGCAAGTCTTGTCCCCTGTGTCCTTCTATGATGAGGCAGTCGAAGTGCTTTACCACTTCCTGAAGCACCTTCTGAAGTCTCTCATCACAGGTTTCAAGTCGTTCTCTTGATATGGCACTGAACTTGGGCATTATTCACTCCGTGACTTACTCTGTTTGCGAAGCATATCCACTATATCTTTCTGGCTCTTTTCGAGGTTTTCGATCCCGGTAACGATATAACCGAATTTAATCTCCAGTTTGACTACTCGTTCGCTTATTTCTTGCTTATCTTTTTGCACAATTTCTTTTGTCGAGGCAAGTCCAACATAGAGATACCCTATGCACAAAGCTATCAGGATCAGCACAGCCCATAGGTCGAAACGTACCTTTGTCACAGTATTTTCAGGTGGCATTTTCTTTCTCCTCTCAGGGTAGTATTCCATCTCGTCGTTCTTTTTCATCACTTATCCACTTCAGTTTACCCCAACTGATTCTGTGTTGATACTCCACCCATGTTCATACGGTCACGACGAGCGTGAAGATAACATTTTCTTGCTGGCTGCCCCCACATTTCAACTTCGTATAGGGAAGTATACGATCCCGATCCTACCGCAGACACATTTAATTGATAGTAACGAAAAGCAACCGGAGATGGACTGTTACAGACAAATGTCTGCATTTGATAAGTCGCAGACCATGTGATGTTGACCCGGGTATCCACATCAGTCCAGGCTATAGCATCATTACTTCCTTGAAGTTTGAAGTTCTTTGGACCTTCGTTTGTGTTATTGTATATCGTAAGAGAGTATCCCATTACACACCACTTGGCACTTACAAGTCCAAAGTCGATTCTCAACCAAGGAGTTGTTGAAGCCACTACCCACGAATCTGTTGAACTTGCCGATCCATCAAAAGCTTTCCATGGATAATAAGTCGTGTAGGTCCCACTCGCTGACGCGACAAAGGGAGATGGAGTCGTAGCATCAGACATATTCGGAATAAGGTCCGCGTCATTATGAGAATATCCGGCCATATATCACCTAATCCGTAATAGCGTTGGCAAAGCCAATAATAGTCACAACATTCGCCACACTCGCAAATGCACTCACAACCATTGAGTTTTGAAGAATGAATCCAGGCACAACAGGAACCAATCCTGACTTGAAAGGAATAGTCACAACGATATTCTGATCTGGCACAGTCGCTCCACCAAACTCAATCGTCAGGACAACATCTGCCGTATGCCCATTATAAGCCCACAGCCAGATTTCATCGAAGGTTCCTGCCGTTGTTCCAGCAACTGCGGTATGTATGGTATCTCCAGCCGTTGCAGTTTGTACAACCTTTATTGCCTTACCATCAGTGGAGCCACTTAGTTTCCGTTTTAATGCTGTTGACGAAGCCATAACAATCTCCTAACTAAAGATTTGTGAAACAAGCCAAGCACCTGGATCGCCACCTCCGCCAGCTGCAGCAGCTGACACCGCCTTACTGTCTGCCACTGACACAGATGAGGTTAAGGTACTATCTGCAACTGAGACCACTGTAACAACCGATGTGTCTGCACTTGACGCGTATGATACTGCAGATACCGCCTTTGAGTCTGCTGTTGAGGCAGCAGCTGAGTTGGCAACGTCAGCTGACTCATCACTTACAGCAGCATCCCACTTTGATGCAGCCTCATTATATAAGCAGACTACATATAAAGTCACTCCAGCAACTGTAGTACTAGGGAGAAGGTCACCTGCGTATATTGCGTTCCAGGTCAGTGCCCTCCCTGTGGCATTATCCTTGATACGTATTAGTAGTTTCTGTCCATTCTTAGGAGTACCAGTAGGAGCACCAAACAAGGCTGCCTCCGCCAACGCTGTTATGATATACATGTCTGTTGTGTCAGCGTTAGGCGTAGGAGTAGCACTACTGGCTACTGATACCACTCTTGGCAGTCTTGTCCCCATTCTTTCCCATGTGGCAGCCATACATGTCTCCTATACTGCTCCAAAAAAACTAAGGTCTGTAGCCTTATAAGACAAAAACTTAAACGCCCCAACGATGGTGACTGAATTTGAATCTGTCTGGGCAAGTGCAGAAAATGCCCCGGTTGCCCCTGCACTTCCCTTTACTGCATCAACAATGAACAGCCCTGTATCCGATCCGGTATTTGTTCCACCGTCGCTTCGTTCTTGCCATGTGTCTAAGGTGGGTTCGGTGTTTACATCTATGGTCCCGTTAGACGCTATACTTGGAGCAGTAACGGCATCAAAGATACTCGTTGTCGAGTTATCCCCGTGGGCCACCATACCCACAAGGAGTTCACCTGCCTCAGCAGTAGTGATCGTTGTCCCAATGGGTTCGGTAACAGACCCGGCTTGATTTACGCTTCCCGTATCATAAGGGGCGGCGGAATTTCCCCGGTAGGTGACGGTTTGACCACGGGCAACATCGCCTAACGTCCGGGTGAAGGTGTAGCTTGGTGCACTCACGCCACGGACAATATAAGCCATCAAACCAGAAGCTATTCCGCCCGTGGCATCATTATCGCCATCGTGGAGTTGGCTGGCGACATACGCCCAATCAGCAGGAAGAGTAAACGGCTCGGTCCCCTTCCATGCTATACAAGCAACAATCAAATCACCAGCAGCAGTATTCGCTGGCTCGTCAAGAACCAGATTCCCACCTCCAGCGTCAGTTTTGGTACCTAATGCTATAATTTCCCAGGCCATTACCTCACCCTTCTCCAAGATACGTCTTACGTGCCTGTTCTATAGTTTCCAACTTCAACATTTCCAGCACAAGGAGAACCTCTGGAAGTGGAAGTTTAGACATTGCTATGAAGCCTACGAAGCGATTATGCATCTTTCCCATATCATCATTAAGCTTTGCTTCATAGGCTTCACTTAACTTCTCCAGAACAATGTTCCCCTTCTCCAGCAACTTCTTCTGTGTAAGGTCCAAAGAGTTGCTCATACTCCCTCCTCAGTCTTTGAAGAACCCTCTTCTCCTGCATAGATGTAGGTCTCTTCTTGAGGCGCTCCCTATATGCCTCTTGACTTCTCCCCTTCATACTTCTTGTCATATGTCCCCCTTTGGCAAATAAATTGCCAAAGTTATGCAACACTCGTGCACATATACAGCGCAGTGACATCTGTCACCCAGCAAGGCTGACCCAATGAAACAGTCGTTGTATCAGCAGGAAGTGATGCAGCAGTGTTGACCGTCATGAATATCATGTCAGTTGCATAATTCAGATTGAAGTCAAGTGCAGCAACTGCCGCTGTATGGCTGTCCAGTGTATGTGCAATGTTTGGAGCTGTTGCCGCACTGACAGCCTTGCTATCTGCCACGGACACGATCACCAGCACTGATGTGTCGGCGCTTGCCGCATAGGCTTGTGCACTAACCCCCTTGCTGTCTGCTGTACTTACCAGCAATCCCTGAGAGGTATCCTGACTCGACGCCTGTGCCACTGCACTTGCCGCCATGCTTCTTGCAACGGAGTCAGTACCTCCCTGCGCTGCAGCACTTACTGCCTTACTATCAGCAGTTGATGCAGCCGCAGCGTTCGTGCTGTCAGCAGTTGATTGCTGCAACAAGACAGACGTATCCGCGCTGGCTGCATACGTCTGAGCCGATGTTGCCTTACTTGAAGCAACACTTATGTCCTCATCATAACCTAACTTTTTCCATGTCGCTGCCATCTCACACCTCCGTACATACCAATATAGCCTTGTCTGTCGAGCTGTAAAAGACAGCCCCCTCCGCATTTACAAGTGATGCCAAGGCTGGGGTGAGGATGAAGCCTTTGAATGTAGCAGGCTCACTTTCCGCTTCCCACGCCCCTGACACCGCATTATACCTTATAAGGTCACCAGTCGTACTTCCAGCAATCCCAACACCAGCCGGCCCTCTCAAGCCAATCAGTGTAGGCCCAATAATGCGCACGACCCTTGCCACTGATAAGGCTAGTCCGGCTCCTAAGACCGCGGTGACACTCCTCACACCAGCCTTAGCAACTGTCACAGTCAAATTAGGCACGGGTAACCTCCGGGCTTATGTCTACATCTCCTTCAAGGAGACGGGTCACAACTCCACCAAGTTCTGTCAGTTCACAGTCCCACACTCCTGTTGCATATGTTATCCCTGCCGTCTGCACCGCCGTGAGGGAGATAGTTATGACAGACGTCACCTCATTAATAGAGCAGGTGAAAGCAATCTTGGGTACTGCATCCACTGTCTCTCTGATCTGTGCAGCTGCTGACGCCCCCACCAAAGAGTAAGGGGCTCCAAGTGTATCATTCACTGTGATGGTGAGGATAAAGTCAGCACCCTGCTCTACCTTATATTCTCCAACCAAGTTGAGTACTTGTGCAGGCATCTCATCCTCCTATCTCTCCATGAGGAGCGTCACTATGATAGATGCCCCACCAATTCCAGGGTCTCCAGTTGTCACAGTCACTGTATGTGTTGCGTCTACCAGCAGGACATCAACCACAATGTAGCCGAGGCTATCATGGGCAAGAGCACCACTTGTATACAAGATAGTGCCTGCATCATCAGTGATTACTATTGTAAAAGTAGCCGCTGATGCATAGTCCGAGGATGCCCACACAATACCTTTTAGGTGGCCTGACTTCCTGAATGTGAAAGAACCGCTTGTAACATTGTCCAAGATCGCAACAGTCTCAGGTCCTACCCTTTCAATTCTATGAGTTATTTGCGCTCTCATTCCTGTTCCCCTTTCTTTTTATCCTTTGGCAAATTATTTGCCAAAGTTGTCATGTTGCCCAAACAGGGGAGCCACTCTGCCCACCTGACTCTATTCCAAAGTAGACCTTGAGGAGCTTCCTTCCATCACCACCGTAGTCGTCCCAAGTCACCTCCATGTTGAAGAAGTCTTCTTCCATTATAGCTGTTATTCCAGCCTCATCAAGAGTAGGCATTTATGTGTCCCTCCCCCAGGAGAACTTTAGTTTGAAGGATAGGTTGTGGGTGTCTGGCTTGTTGATCGGGGTGTCGAATTTACAGAGCCAGATATCATAATCTTGATTACCTTGAGTGGTAACGGAAACCTGCAATCCATAAATGTTGCCGATTGATTCTAACGTAGTCCAAAGTACGTTAACATAATTCGCATAACTTCCGGGGACATAGGCGTCCCGTGTTGCCGTTGTTGCCGGACCTGTTCCCATAGTCTTTCGAGACACGTTAGTGGTCAACGGTGAATACGAGAAGACACTCGCGGTGATCGTAGTAGCCGGGTATCTCCAACTTCCATAATAGTAATAACTTAACATTATTGCTGACTGTGTCCCAAACAGACCTAATAGATTAATATAACAAACCCCAAATGTTTGGGCGCTAATCGACTGCCATCCTGCCGTGTACCCAAAGGTATCATCATACCCAGTTATTGCCGTCTCATACCATGTAGGTACAATAGGCAGAAACCTGATGCACAACTGATACTTCAACCTCAGCTGCTGCACACTACTTACAGCTACAGATGTTGGGAAGCCTTCCTCATCCAACACCCTGAACCTTGAAAACAGATTCGCACCCTTTGTACTCGTCGGACCAAACCCCAACTCAGTGAACGTTCCATTGATCTTACCCACATCAGTCTGTATACCTTTTTGGTACACTACAATGAAGGGGTCTGCGGCTGCTGCTGGTATTGTAATAGTATCATAAGCAGAGTAACCAGACGCAGCCGGCCTCGCCACTGGACTATACGTTGTCTCAGTATCTAAGGTGGTCTGTCCAACCGCTGGATCACTCGTTCCAGTCCCTATCGCGAAAAAACCAAAGCAGAAGGGAATAGAAGTATTGTTCCCGATCATATCCAGCCCAACATCGAGGATCAAATTCTTACTGGGTGTATAGCAAGCCTGTGCAATCGAGCCGTCTGGGTTAACCACTTCCCAACTCGCAACGATTCCTTCAAGACCTATCTTTGCTACCTCTATCACCTTCTCCATCTTTACTCCTAAGCCCATGGGGGCTCGATCTCAAGGATAGGATTCCACCACTTGCCCTGATATATAGTCCCTCCCAACAATGCCACTGCTGGCTCCACAAGTGTAGCAGGGGCAGGGACAACAATCTCTGTGTACGTACCAGATGATATCTCCCCTCCAGACAGCTTGAGGTTAGGCTCTGTGACATCCTCAAAGACAACAACTATCTCAGTATATGCCCCACTCTCAACCCTTCCTCCTGTCAAGGCAGCAACGTCATGAGTCCAGTACTCTCTTGCAGCATAGAGGAAGTCCCCATCCTCAACACCGTAATAGCCCTTATAATAGTTCAAAGTTACTACTGCACTATAATCCCCATTTCCATAGCAGACTGCCTTTATCTGCTTCAAGGTGTCACATGGGTCACCGAAGGTGAACATGGGGAGTGTGATGTTCCCCCCAGTGTAAAGGGTAGATGCCGTTGTCGGCGTCGTCCCATCTGTTGTATAGTATATATACAAACCACCAGAGATGGTAGTATACAAAGGCCACTGCATCAATATGTAATACAGGCCTGAAGTCATTGAAAACACAGGGGCTGGAACATAGAAGAGGCCACTCTCAATAGTCACCTCACAGCTCACAAACATATAACTCACAGGCCCCAGCAATCCAGGTGTCTTGTAGTTCTTTGCTGATACTGTCTTTGTATATTGTGAAAGAGCAATATGGTTCTTGAGGACACCACTTATGTCAACCTTCCAATCTATGTGAGATATCGCCATCGTCCTGAGACGACTAATGTCCTTACAGCGCATATCATAAGATCCTCTTCGTCACATCTGCTATCACGTTGAGGTAGCCGTACATAACGGTGAATATATGACCACTTATATCCTTCAGCTGTATGTCGAAAGGATAGAGGCCACTCATATTCTTTGTATCTGCTGGCACAAGGGAGAACTGGCTCTCCCCAATTGTAGGACTGCTATGAATATCCCAAGTATATAGGATGAGGGAATCTGCATCAGTATCAGAGGCAGGTGTGGAGATGGCCCAGAGGGTGTGAACACCACTCTGGATTCCAGTAGTGTTAATGTTGTCGCCGGCACTGACAGTGGCAATGTTGAAGGTGTCTGCGCCTATGTACTTTACATAGTAGTCTTCCTCTTCCATCAATGGAGGAGGGAGTGCTTCCGTTGTGGTGAAGCGGATCTTCCTGGTTGCCAGCAACCCATGCGTCGTCTTTGTCACAACACATGGAGTGGCAACAGTTATGGTGCAAGTACCTATTTCCAAGTAGTCAGGCGTGTCCTTACTCTTCGCTGTGAAGAACAGTGTGCATCCTGTAATGTTGATAGGAACGCCATTGCTATCCGTGAACAACAGTGTGAACGTCCTATCATCACCCCTGACTATTTCCAAGTTCGCTCTGCCCACCTGCTACCTCCTGAGCCACGCTCGCTTCGCTCACCTGCTCTATGTCTATGATTGACGCTGTTGGAACAACAGTCAGACCAATATGCCTGGCACGTGCCTTGATATCTGCTATCTCATCCCTTGTCAGATACGTACTCCCCTGATTGATGTTAAACTCCTTCACTGCAGGAAATCCTGCCCTGTCCAATACGTCACGGGCAGCTGCCAACTTCGTATTTGGAAGTTCACAGTCCATCAGCGTCTCCAAGACCTTGACTGCCTGAGGAGCAAGCTTCTTGATACTTCTACTCACTTCCAGTACATCTATATCCCGTGCAGCCCGCATGATGTCGAGCTGCCTGCGTACAATGGTGCTGTTGAGGGTATATGACACTGTGACAGGTGATATGTTAAGGGAGCGGGCAATGTCAACACTCTTCATGCCTAGCAAGGCAAGGCGAGTGATTTCATGATGACAGTCCCACATAGCCTCTATCTGGTATTGCCTGTTGCCTGTCGGCAGCCTACCCATTGCCTACCTCCCTCTCCCAGCCATATAAACATTCTACACCACTTCTGGAATATGTATATCACATGATTGGTTAGATTACAATAGGCGGATAATGTGTGGGCGTATACTTCCTACTTTTCCTCTGCTTTGGCAATTTATTTGCCAAAGATGAGGATAACAGAAGAGTTGATGATGTTCACAAAGTGAACACAAATGTGTAATTGGTCCAAGTGGTGCGTACCAGAAACAGGCCTTTGCTGGCGTGCGAGCGTGCGATTTTCCCCAAGGCCGGGTGGCTTGACTTTTGCCACAATATGGGTATAATGGAGTTTACATAGCGGAACACCACCGCGAGCGGTAGTACACCACTCATTGACACCGTGAAAGAACGGGCGCTCACAACGTTCATTGACAACTGAATAGATCTCCTCTGTATCATGCTGCCCTCCATTGCAATATGAAAGGGGTGCAACCATGGACAGATATACGAAGACCGTTTCAACACGTGCTTTCGTGGGTGATGATGCTGTCAACACCGAGTTGACTATTGACCTATCAAACCTAACCGAGGCCGACCGTGACGAGTATGCGGTGCAAACCCTCATTATCAGACGCCAAAGTGCATGGCGTAAAATGAAAGCAATTCCAACTGTTGACACCTACATCGCACCGAAGCCAGGCACCCGCGGCACTGGCGCCATTACCAGGGCAGCCCTGCTCAAGAAACTGACTGGTGATAAGTTCGAGGCCCTGCTCCAGAAGTACGGAGATGTGGACAAGATGTACGAGGCCCTCAGAACCTTTCTGGACGACGAGACTGACGACGTTAATTAACAACCATAACCGAGGGCAGCATGGTACAGGGGAGATATCTGATAAGGAAGGGAGGTGAATACTGATGGATGCTACTAAAGAGGTAGAGCGCTACATTGACCTTGTCACTGATCTTGTAAAAATCATGGCAGATGAACGAGGCAATGAGGATCTGGTAAGGGAGGTGGAAAATGCTATACACCTTATGAGAACGGTCCTAAAATACCCTATATAGTACGCAAAAGGCCCACCCATGCACTGTATGTGCAGAAGTGGGCTTTTTTTATGCTATTCACGCTTTGCGTGAAGTTATTGACATCTTGCATCATATGTGATACCATCTATTCAGGATATATTCATATTCATATCCTATGTATATCCTATCCGTTATTACAGGGTGGTATGTAATACGGCGCATTTGCCATAGTTGCGCATATTATGGCCGTATAGATTGAGGGGATTCTTAGTTGTTAAAAAAAAATATAAAAAAGAACAAAGAAGAACAATGAAACATCTTACACTCATCCTTATAAAGGTAACAACTATGGCAATGTCGGTGTATTATGTACCACCCTACAATAACGAATATGATATGTATAGGATAGAGATAGGGATAGGAGGCACCTATGAATGAGCGTGATAGACTTAGGATGATGTGGAAGAGGTTTGGGAGGGAAAAGGAAGATCCTGATGTGAGGATCTGTGATCTGGCAATATACGCCTGTCAGAAGGGAGCACCAGCTCATATGAATAGGAGATAGCTGATGAATTGGATAGATGATGGAGGAGTAGACACTGGAAAGGTGACAGACTATATGGGAGCATTTGAAGACTGTATACCAAGGTGTAAGGAGATGGCGATGAGGATAGATACTCAGGGGATAGGAGGAGCAGTTAAAAGATATTTTATAAGAAAGGAGAGATTATGAACGGAGATGGTGAGGAGAATGTGAGTAAGAGAGGGAAGGTTATTGCACAGGCGATGGCGAGACTCGCACATACACAGGAGCAGAGGAGTAATAGAGTGGAGGACTTCAGGGAGAGGAACTGTA